AAACAGATTCTATTGGTATCGATTTGTGAAAAACTGTTCGAGCTCAGTATTAGAAGCACTAGTAAGATCTTTAATTTGGTTGCCATAATATGTGCGTGTTTGTGTTAGCTCTTTTTCTGTGGTAATGATTTCTTCTTCTAATGAATCAATTACTATAACTTGTTTATTGACATTGTCCGTAAGTATATGTTGGCCTTCTTTTAACAAAAAAATATTGTATTGTAAACTGTCAATTTCTTTTTTTTCTTTAGCGTATTTGTCTACGGGAGGAGTGGTTGGTTTGCATTTAACTAAAAATATTAACCATAATAAAAGTATCCCACCTATGATAAGGCGGGATAACTTTATTTGAATTAGTTTATCTTTAATCATTAAATATTAACTTCTTTTGCTTTATTATAAGCTTTGATAATTGGAGTTCTTTCTTTTAACCAAGCTGTAGCTTCTTGATCTCCTGCTTTTGCTTTAGCAATTTTATCTTTTAATTCAGGTTCAAATTGTTTATATGCTTTAACAATTTTATCTTTACGAGAAGCTATTTTACCTAATTCTTTTGCTGTTTCATCACTACCTGCTGCTTTTGCTGCTTCTACTGATTCTTCATCATCTGAGTATGATACATCATCGAATCCATCATCTCCTTTTGTGCGGGTAGCTACTTTTTCTGCTTTAGGTTCAGCTTTTACTTTAGGTGCTTTTTCAGCTGTTTTTTCTTTAGCTGGTCTTCCTTGGGCTTTATCGGTAGTTTTTTTCTTAGTTACTCCTGTTACAGATTCACCTTTTTCCAAAATACCATAATCAATAAGTTTGTTAATTAATGGGTTAATTTCTTGTTGAATCAATCCCATTTCATTAGCAATATCTCTTTGACGAATTGGTTTACCTTCTTTTTTATCTCGTTGGATTATTTCTATTGCTTTAGCAAGTTTTTGTTCACCTTTTTTAGTAGAATCTTTAATTTTATCTTGTAACTTGGTTAATTCATCCGGTTGAGCAATGATGATATCCCAAGCCATTTCATTTAATAAATCTTCTTCAAGGGCTCCACCAGTAGTTGTTTCTTTTGCTTGAGCAGCTAAAGCTGCTTGTTTGGCTTTAATAGCCATAAGTTCTAGATCTTTAGCTTTTTTATCTAATCCAGCATTTTCTCCTAAAGCTCCAGCAATTTCTTCACGTATAATTTCAAGTAAACGATCTTTTTTCATTTTATAGTTTATTGATAAATATTAAAGGGACATTACTTGTTTAATTTTCTCAATTCTTTCCTCGGTAGTACCCGATAACACTGTATAATTACGAAGTTTAGGTCTATGTCTTAAAATCAAAGTTTGAATCTCTTTATCAACCTCATTTCTATATTTTGCATCTATAGTACGAACACCATTATCTTCTAATTCTACACCCTCAGGTGAAACATAAAAAATATAATCGTATTCACGTATTAAATGCGATACAGCATCATTTAGTGCATCTGCCATGAAGTATGGAATTGACTTGGCTAAACGTGTAAAAGCCATCACATCAATTACAGTACGATCTGTAATTATGTTCTCAGCAAATAATTCACTTGAACGTTCAGCCAAAAATATAATTTGACCTTTCAATGTTGAATCGGTATTCAATGGAATACCTAAATCACGTAAATATTTTGAACGCTCAGTTCTAAATTCATATCCAGCAAATTCAGGTAATTCCTTTAAAGCATTAACTAATGTTGTTTTACCAACTGACATTGTTCCACAAAATCCTATTTTCATAACTTTTATTTTAATAAATTTTCTGCTACATAAATTGCTTGCGCTCCTGATACTGTAATACCACGTGCGCTTAAAGCATCACCTACGAAATGTACGTTAGGGTAATCGATTAGACTAAGATTTTCATAGTTTACTTTTACCTCAGGTGACAAATATTTTACTTCAGGAATATACATTCCCCAATCATCTCCAAGTGTAGGAAATACTTTTTTCATATCCATGATAAAGTCCATTACATATTTGAAATAACCACCCATTGCCGGTTCTACAACATGAGTAAGTGTATCTAAACTAATTTGAGTTGAAGTTACATTATTACCTTCAGATGTGGTTGATGGTTTACGAGATGGACTATAATATAAACCAGTTCCGTTTGATTGTAATTTATTTACCACATCACGTGACCAAGTAAATGGATCTTCAATACCATTAATTTCCATTAAGATACCAAAGTTAGTCATGTTGTTTCTATATGCTTCATCTTTCTTAGCGTGACCATTATAACTGTGATCTCCATATGTTTCCTCTACAGCAACATAAGCGGCATTATTGTTTGTACAGAATGAACGTAGTGAAACTCCTTCATCATCAAATTTTCTATATAACTTAAAGTCATATGAAATATCGATTAGTTTTTGGAAGTGTTCTTGGGGTGCTTCAAATCGAACACCAATTTGTACTGATTTAGGTTCATCTGGGAGTTCATATTGGTTTGCTAGGTGTTGAGCAAAGTCAATTCCTGATTTGCCTACTGCAAAAATAAGTTCGTCATATGATACTTCAAAATCAGGGAATCCTTGTTCAATGATGGTATCTTGATTTACTTCTTTAACCAACATTGAATTTGAATCAAATTCTATATATGTTACTTTAGCTTCCCAATGGAATTGTACACCTTTAGATACTAAATAATCATACCAATTTTTAGCAATTTCAGATAAATAATCTGTACCTACGTGCCATACTGGGAATAAACGTAAACCGAAATATGGTTTAATAAATTCAGGCTCCTCAACAGGATTTGAACATTGTACTTCTTCAGGTTTAGGGTGGAAACGTTTGAAATTGGTAATTACTTGATCCATCAATTCCATTGCTTTATCCTCGCCTGTATATTTAGACAATTGTCCTCCAATTGCTGTATGGTATGTTAATTTACCATCAGACCAACCTCCAGCACCTAAGAAACCTGTCATTACTTCCTCAGGTAATCGTTTATATGGATCTTTACCCATATCGATGATTGTGATTAATTCTCCAGGATAACCATTATCCACTAACTTTGTTGCAGCATTGACACCGGCAACGCCTGCTCCTACTATTACTATTTTCTTGTCCATAATCTATTTTATGTTTAAAGATACAAAAAAAAGTGACCTAATCCAAAGATTAGGCCACAGCTCTACTAATTTTTTTTAAGTCGACAGGCTATGAATCTGTCTATAAATTTATGCTATTTTGGATACTTTTACTAAATTTTTCATTCGATCTTCAATCCCAGAATATGGGGGTTGGTTAGAAAAATAAAATCTTCTAGCATCACCGTAACTACTAAATTCTTTTCCATCCGGGAAGTCTAGAGTATATGTTTTTACAGCATTTAAGGGTAACATAGGTTTATAAGTTACTTCATATTTTCCTGGGGGTAAACTCATCCATGGAAATTCTGTATCAGTTGAAAGACCTGAGCTAGGAGTATAGTTTATATTTTCACTTAAAGCACGTTTAAGTTCTTCTTTAACTAATGTTTTTAAGTTATTTAGTTTCATAGTTTTAAAATTCACCGGTACGGTCTAATATAATGTCAACTGTTTGATCTGTTGGGTCTTCTGAGATGCTAAGAGTACCCTCATCCATAGCTAGTATATCTTTGATACTCATATTCATTGCTGTTTCCAATTCGGCTACTGGGACTTGCATAATGGCAAAACCGTATTCATCATTATTAGTAACATAATTTTTTAATGCTGGGTTTTGGATAAAGAGATCAGAATTTGCTTCTATTTGATCAATTTGGTCTGAGTAATTACCCGAATTTTCGGTAATTAATCCTGCTAATTTTTGCATACGAAGAAATTCTTCAGATAAATTTTGTTTTTTCATGATTTATGTATTTTTAATTTTAAAGTTCCCGTTCCTTTTATTACACGATGCCATTCGTGTCTTGGTATAAATATACGTTCTTTTAGTGAGGTAGGCAAGCTATTATCTAGCTGAAGTTGCCAATCTGTTTCATTTAAAATTTCAACTGTTCTATCTTCATCATCACGATGCCATAATAGTTCTATTGGGTCTATATTTTCGTTGAACTCACGAATAATATATTTGTCAGTAACTTCTATGTCTGTGTATGGTTTCATTTTTTTTCACCTACCCACCAAATGCAAACATATTCTGTTGGTTCAGTAGGAATTTCACCATTTCCATTCCAATCAATATAGTATTGACCTTCACACAATTGTGTTTTCTCATTCCATTTAGCACAGTTAGCACACATAGCACCACCCTTTGGAACGGATTTTGCGGGTTGGAAACCATCAGGAAATTGAAGTTCTGGAGTTTCTCCTTCAGAAAGTTTATTGATTTCTTTACCTGCTTTAACAGCAGATTTATATGCTTTAGATCCCTTTGGAGATGGTTTTTCTCCACGTTCACGTTTAGCACGTATATTAGCCCATAAACCTGGATGGTTTTTAAGGGTTTCTTTAATAAGGTTTTCTAGCTTAGACATTTTAATTTGTATAGAGTTGATTCTAACAATTCCATAACGGTATCAATTTGGTTTTGAATATATGAATCAGGAATACCTTCTCTCAAAGTACAAACTTTATTAACTAAAGCTTCAAAGTAAGTAATTACTTGATTTTTATCAGTGTACTCTAACAATGGATAATTTGAATATCCTTTTAAGATACCATATTTACCTTGATAAGATTCTACTAGACCATCAGTTAATTCAACAATTTCATCATAGTAATCGTTCAATGCTTTATGTTCAGCAAATGAAGTTGTTTGTAAGTGAAATACATGTGCTTGTGTTCTAGAATGAAACAAGAAAGAGATTAATTTTGCGTAATTTTTCATTTTTATTTATTTTATCACCAAAAACCGGTAAATGATGATTTTAATCCAAGTAATTTAGCATAACGTGGTAAGCGACAGCTCCAGTAAGATGCTTTTGTTTTATCTTTTTTATTTTTGCAATCGTGACGTGCAGCAAATGCTCTACGTGCTTCTGGGTTGTTTATTTTAGCTGATAGGCCTGTTGTGTCTCCAAAACTAACTTTTTTAATTTTTTTAGTTTTAGGATTTTTTACGTAAACATAGAATTTTTTAGATCCTCCACGGTGTGGTTTTCCAAGTGGTGGGTTTTTCTTTTTACCTTCAGCTTCTTCAAGTTCATCCTCAGGGTAACAATCACATGAATCATCATATCCTTCAGGTCCTTTATATGCTGGGGAGTTTTCGTCTAGGTATTGGGATGAATTTTCAATATGTAGAGTATTAGTTTCATCTCCTTGACTATCAATATATTTAATTTTAACTGTATAGACTAAATCGTCACTAGCGTAATCTGCTTTGTTTATATCTTCAATTTTGCCTTCAGTGCCATATGGAAATTCAAAGTTAGGAAATTCTTTAGGGTTAATTTCAATAATGTCTCCTATGTTTAATTCTTCTTCACCTTCCTCTAACATAGGTAAATCTAAAGGTACTTTAACACCTTCATACAAACCAAAGTTACCTAAATCAGTTTCCTCTAAAATTTCTTTATCATCATCGTTTACATGAATAATTTCACGTAAATATAATGAACGAGCTTCTGCCCATAAATTAAGGAACGATTGCGAACCATATCGGAACGTGTTTTCGGTAAGTGGGAGTTTTTTATCCACGTGATATCGCAGATTTTCCGACAATATATCTTTTTTAACTAAACTTTCGTTTAATACAACACCAGGATTACCTACGTTTTCACAAGTGTTGCAACCACAACTACATTTTTCTTCTGTAACGTGATGATATACTTCTTTAATGAGTTTTTTTAAACGTGCTTTATCCATGTCTATAAATATTACGAGGCAGGTTGTATTTTTTGTATTTCAAGAGTTCCTTGAGTATTTCCATTATTTCTGGCGTTAATGGTAACAGAATATGGTTTGCCTCCTTTTTCGATAGTAAAATCTATTTTTAATCCACCAAAAGTGGATGAGTCTTGTATCTTGATTGGGTCATAATCCCCATCAACATTATATAATACGATATTTTGCCCTCTAGGGAATGCATCTACTTTACCAGGTTCGCCACTTTTTTGTCCTGTTACTTTAAAGAATGTAGGGTTAATGCCTGAAAGTGAAAGGGCAAATCCTGCTAATGCTACAATAGCATCATCAACTTGATCATTAGGGAACTGTCTAAATAAAAATTCAATAGATTTTAAAGCAGCATATTTAGCACGTAAAAATCTAACGTCTGGTTTAAGATTACCAGAATCTAATTTGTATTCAATATTTGGATTTCCTTGAATATATGATGAGATCTTTTTTCTTAATTCTTGAATACCATCAATGTATTGTTGTTCGTCAAAATCAATTTCATCCTGGGTTAAGTTGTAATCGTCTTTAACTTTAGTATATTTGTTAAGTAATGCTTTTGCTTTACCTCCTTGAGCTTCTTGTTGTTTTAAAGAAACAGCTGTAAGTGGTTTTGAATCATCACCCCAAGAATCATTAAACATATCATTTAATAATTCTATATTATCTGCACTTTCAATACCTTCAACAGGTCCTAATTGAACATATAAATCACCAGGGCACCATTTATCTGCAGGTATTCCTGTTAATGCTTGAGCTTTATTTCGAATAACATTAAATATTCCTGTTCGTATAAGTTTTTGTCCAGGATATACTTTTTTAATAGCTAAAGCTGATGATAATGGTTGATTGATAAAATCAATATATTGTTTTTTAGGTTCTCCTGATATGGCTTGAAGGTAAGTTGCTACTTTTTTAGAAGCTTCAGGACTTTCTCCAGAAATACCTTTATCAGAAATTTCTATAAGTTGAGATATTCTGTTTTGGTAGTTTTCTGAATTGAATGGGGTATCAATATTGGTAGAGTAAAATAGGGAAACTAAAGCTTCTTTAACATCTGTATCACTTGATGTTTCTTCAGATGCTCCTTTTACAATTAATTTATATGTTTTCCCATCAAAATCAACTTGAGCACTACCTAAACTTGAACCAGTAGCTAATTTTTTAAAATTGGAAATAGAATCACCTTTATCAGCCAATTGTTTAATTGCATCATAAGCATCAAGCCTCATTTGATCAGCCTGTTTTCCTCTTCCAGGAATATTAGAAAATACAAGTTTTAAAGTATCTTTTCCAGATGCTTCTATATCACCATATTCGTCAAATAAACCAGATTGTTTTAAAGTATTAATTAGATTTTGATTTTCTAAAACTAAATTAATACCTAATTTTTTTAATTCATTTTCCAATAATAAAATATCCTGTTTATCTTTCATATCAGGATACCCTTTAGGGAATTTGTAAGCTATATTTCGAATGAATTTTTCTAAAATATCCATTATGCTGGTGTTTCTTCTGGAGTTTCTGCTGGTGGTGTTTCAGCTGGAGTTTCAGCTGGGGTTTCAATACTTTCGATACCTGCTCCTGTTTCTCCAGGTTCAGCTTTAGCACCGTAACGTAAAAGATTTGCAATCGCCTCTGATGCTCTTTCTTCTTCAGGTAAATTAAGTAAATAATATTTTTTACCTGCTACTTGAGCAACCCAACTACGTTTACCATATATCAAATAAAAATTTTGATCATTTTTTAAGTTAATACGGAATGTAGTAGGACGAGGAGCAACCCAATCAATTGAAGCTAAAAAGCTATCATATTCTGGGGTTAATAGGTCAACGATAACTGCTTTTAACTCAGGAAATTTCGTTAGCTCATCGTATTGAACGGCTTCTTCAGGTGTAACTGTTCTATTAGAGTATACCTGCTTAACTAATACCTTAAGTCTATTTTTAAGTTCGTTGCTGTCCATTATTTATTTTTAAGTTTAGCTAAAATAGCTTCTTTAATTTTATCTTTAGCAGATAAATAAGCGGCTACAGCCATTTTACTTTTTTTCTTTTTTGATTTACCTTTAAATTGAGGTGCTTTAGATGTTTCAAAATCTTTAACATATGCACCTGCACCCATAGAAGGTTTTAATTTTTCATCAACAGCAACATTTTTAAAGGGCATGCCTTTTTTTCTAGATTTTTCAGGAGTCATTTCTTCACCAATAGCCCCTTCTTCAGAAGCTACGTCTACCATAGCATCAATTTTAGGTTCTTCAAGTTCAAATTCAAGGTAATTTTTTGCAGAAACAATCATGTTTTTAGCAGTGGTAACTTTTGATTGCCACCAAGCAGGAAAATCAACTTCTTGAGGACCTTCGAATTGATCAACCATTTTATAAAGTTCCATAGCAGCCTTTCCGATTTCAGCAAGTTCTGCTTTAATCATATGTGGTTCATTATCTTGATGACCTAGATCAAGATCTTCTTTTACATCTTTTTTAGCTATTGATTTTTCAATAGCAGCACCACGTTTTTTTTCATAAGGTGAAAGTTCTCCATCGTGATTTAAATCGGCTGCCTTAGGATTACTCAAAGCGGCTTTAACCATTTCTTTCAATTTAACGTCTTCCATTGTTTCTTCAGGTTGTGGTTCTTCAATATTATTGGCTGCGTTTCTTTTTACTTGATTAACAGCAGTACCATAAGCTACATTCTCGGCATTTGCACCATGTTTTCTAACTAATTTATCTCTACGTTTTGGATCATTTACTATTGCCAAAAAGTTAGCATATATTTTATTAGACTCCTCCGGTGAAAATGCCTCGTGTAGTTTCATTGTTAAGCTTTGTCTTCTGCAGTTGAAGTCTTTTTAAATTCAGCTGCCAATTTTTTAATTGTGTTAGCTGCACTACGTGCGCGTCCACGAGCTGCTTTAGAAGTTTTTGCGTGTTCACCTTCCAAAATTGCAACTTGTTCTTTGATTGCGTTTAAAATTTCTGTTGTGTTCATAGATTTGATTTATTATAGATTTAATTATTGCTCACCTCCACCGATATATTCGCTAACGAAGAATTTCAGTGTATTTCCTACTTGTGTTTCAAGTTTTTCATTTTGCATTCCTTTAGCAATCTGGAATGCTTTCATTAAATGGTCCATAAGATCTGCTTCTGTACCTTTCATATCTGCTGCTATATCTTCAATCCCACCAGTTGCATCAGGTGTTTCTTCAGCAGGTATTTCGTCTTCTGCAGGAATATCTTCTGTTTCAGTATCTGTTACTTCAACGTCTTCAACGTCTTCATCTTTTTTCTTAGCTTCGTCGATATCATATCCTCCGTAACCATCAAATTCATCTGTGTCTCCAAAATCGTTAGAATCACCATATTCATTATCGTAATAATCATTACTGTAATCATAGGTATCTTCTTCATCATCATATTCAGGATAACCTTCTTCTAAAAACCCACCATCAGCATATGCATCCATCATGTCTGCTTCTTCTTCTCCGGGTTCACCTTCATAAACAGGGCTATAATCAGCATTCAATGCTGCATCATCTTGATCTGCATTATCAGTAGTAACTTCTTCAGCCAGTTCAGCAACAATCATATCTTTGATTTGTTTTTTCATTGCCTCTTTGGTCATTTTTTTCTTTTCGATTTCTTCGCCTTTTTTCTTACCTTTTTCGTATTCGTAAGCGGCTTCACCTTCGTTTATAGATTTCATTGAAGGATTTAAATTCTCAAGAGCTTTGCTTTCTTTTAAGAATTTTTTTAGGTCAAAATTATCTGCCATTTTATTATAAATATTAAGTTATTTCTTAGTTGTTGCGTATAAATATTCAGAAATGAGTGTTCCTATAGCTCCTGCTTTCTGTCTAATAAGAACCCATTCATCTCTTTTTAACTTATGAGGGTTTTTAAATGAAATACCTAGTACACCTATTAAATGATCATCTAAGCTATATAAACCAAGCATACATACTGATTTAGTTCCGAATTGGGTAGTCATATATTCTAAACCATATGTGTCTTCTGCTGTAGATACATCATCAATTGCTAGTTCTGTATCTTTATAAATTTTGGATAGTACTCTAGGGAATAGAGATACTGGGATATTTTGGAATGTATGTTGTAAGTGGGGGAGATCTGGGGTGGCTTTCTCATAAAAAATAGAGAATTTTTGAATGGATTTTCCTGTGGGGTAAAAATGACCTCCATTATGGAATTGTTGTAACCATACTCTATCACAATCTAATTCATTTAGAATCACTTCAAGTTGACTATCAACCAAAGTAGAGGCTTCTAGGGCCTCTCTCATTGGAGTTACTTGAGATTTTTTCTCCATTTTTAATTTGACCCAATTTACTATGATAGGTCCAAATACTGCTGTTATCAATGCCACAGCGATCGTAGTTAACATTGCAAAATTTTCCATTATTTTTTTAGAGAGTTTAAATACTCAATAGCATCATCTAATGACTTTTGAGCGCGTTCCTTATCAATCCCACCAACCCATTTCTGTACTTCACCATTCTCGGAAACGTATCCTTCTTTACCTTCTGAAAGGATATTGGAAAACCAATTTTTATATTCTTCTATTTGTTGATCAATTTCAGCATTAAATGTTTGGTCAGTATAATCTTTCCAAGTACCTGCTAATTTCATTTGTGTTTCTGTAGTAGTTCTACAGTCAACACATTCACCATATGCTTTAAAATAATGTGGGTCTAGTTGTTTTTCCATCACATGTTTACATTTTGGGCAAAACAATGGGACTGATACTTTTTTAAACTTATCTAATTTGGTAACATTTTCTTTAATGCCATCTTTAATAGTCCAAGTTCTACCTCCAGATACCCAAACATCCCCCTCTTTATGTTCCTCTTCTTGAGAACCATTATAACCAATTCCCATAGTAGTACGGTTACCATGTTTACCTGCTACCAGGTTACGTAAACGTTCTACGTCTCTTTTTTGGAATTCTTTTTTTAAAACTGAATCTGACATTATAACTTGTATTTTTCTTTAAGAGTATTTATGGTTTCAGAAGCTGTGGTATGGAAAATAGCTTTACCGTTACTTGCTCTCCAGGCATCTGTATTTTTTTTCATATCGTCTATGAGGATACTTTTAGGACTGGCATAGGTTGCTTTTTGGGGAGCAGGGACAAATATTTCTTCACCTACACCACTAAGATTTTTTGCAATCCATTCTTTTTTTCCTTGAATAGCTTCATTGTAATCCGGACTAAGTTGTTGGTCTGATGGAAGACTAAAATTTACTGATGGAGCTGAAAGAATATTTGGGTGATATTGTTGGATATAGCTCCATAATTCTTTTCCTCCAGGTTGCCAGGTTAAATTAGCCCAAAAATCTTTTTCTTTTATGTTTTTTTCTTCTAAACTATCTCTAAATCGTTTCCAAAAAGAGCTTTTACTTTCTTCATTGGCTTTTTGAGTTGATACTCCTGTTAAGTCTTCATATCCTTTATCAAAGTCACAAAGTACTCCATCCATATCACAATAAATGGTATAGGGTTTAATTGCCTCGTATAAGTCTAATAATGTAGGTGTCTTTTTCATATCAAAATTTGGGCAAATTTAATACAGGTAATCTGCTTCTCCAAAGATCTAGTATTTCTTCTTTTTCTTCAGGTGTTATATCTTGAGCATCCAAATAAGTGTCTATAACATCTTTGAATTCACGTTTTTCTTTTTTAGCACGTAAATACATTCCTTGTAGGTTAGCATCTACTTCTTTTTCTAGTTTAAAATATTGAGCAGGTGGTAACAATTTAGCATCAATTATTTTACGAATAAGTGTATCATCTTCCATCCATTTAGCAGGATTAGCTACATCACCTTCACCATGAGTTAAATGTTCCACTTCGTGGCGGATAATATCTTTCAAGTTCATTGAAATTTCTTCCCAAAATTCAGGAAGTTTTTCAGGATCTACTTCAAATCTTACTTCAATGTAATCAATATAATCATTAGCTCCACCATCTACTTTAAGTCCTCCAAGTTCAGGAACAAATGATATATTAGCGTCTACATCTATTTCTTCACCTTCAAATGGGAAGAATTCATTAACACGAGATGCTTCAGCACCATTGTTATAATCTTCTTTCCACTGATTGAATATTTTGGAGGAAATAACATTTGTAATTTTATCGTAACGACCTTCGTTTAATAATGGTGTATTATCATGGCCACAATCATGGCAAATATATAAATCCTTACCGCCCGTTTCTTTAGGCCAATCATGACCACATTTATCACATACTATTCTATCTTCAAATACACCTTCAGTAAGTGTATCTGTCCAATTACGGAAAGTCATATTACCTTTTTCGTATGCTTCTCTTTCAATTTCAGGTAAATCACCTTCTTCGTTTGTATTTTGGGTAGTAATATTACCTAAACGATTGTCACAGTTTTGCATATGATGAATCATTTCATGCGCAAATGAACGCATAACATCTTTTGGATGACGATCTAATATATAAAGTACTATAACGCGGTTATTCGGATCGTAATATGCTGTTTTACCAAAGAAATCTCTAGCATTTTCAACATCATTATCTATAAATTTTACTTTAGGTAAAGGACGAATATTCATACCTTTATCTAACATATATTCAGTAAGTGATTTTATCAATTTAGGATAGTCATGTTCGCTAGGTTCAGCATACATTTCTTGTAAAGCTAATTTTGGATTAGATGTTTGGAAGTTTTTCTTACGCATTACCGTTTTAGCAACCAAATCCATTTCATTATTTTTCTCATCGTAATTTAGAGCAAATGGTAAATTGATATCATTACGTAATTTAAATAATACTGCTTGGTAATCATCTGGGAGATTAGCTAATTTTTCTCCGTATTTTTCTGCTGTTTGAGTGAATAAATCTTCTAATTCTTCAGCAGAGATAGGTTTTCCATTACGTTCATCATTTACTCTTTCTATAAAATGTTTTGTGAATTGAACGTCAATACCATAATCCTCAAACCACTCATCAGCTATTCTTTCTACATCATCCAATTCGGATTGTGTAACAAATTCTTGAATAGGAGTTTTGGTTAAAATATTCCACACTTTATCTTTTTCTTCATCTGAGAGTTCAGTTGGAAGATATTTTTGGAATCTTTCTTTTTCTCCACCAATTAAAGCAGCACGTGTATTTGTACCACTAATACGATCTTCACCTTCCTCTGATCGGATAACAATAGGTTTAAAGTTTTCATACTTTCCTTTCATGCTATCAAAACGTTTTAGATCACCTAAATCCATTTCACCTCTTATCCCTACTACAGGGTAGTACATTATGTCCGGATTATTTTTGATTAGTGATCCAACGTCTGAAATTGGGGATGCATTATCTGCTATTTGGATTTCAACGTTTGATGGGAGATATTTTTTGTAAATATCCCATATAGCTTTACTTTCTTCTTTAGTTACTCCATCACGTGTTTTATGTCCTATAAGAACAATCACTTTATCTACTCCAGGGTATTTTGCTACTTCATCTACCAATGCAAAGTGACCAATTGTAGGCGGTTTAAAACCACCAGGCACTAAAGCAATACCATCTTGCATTGCTTCTAATAGAGGTTGTATAAGCACTTTAACTAACGAATTCATTTATTTTATTTTTAGCTGTATCTAAAGTATCAAATTCTGGGAGTTTATTAACCATAGATTCAATATCTTTATTCAATTGGGATTTTTCAGCATCTGATTTAGCTTGTTCTTCAGGGGTTTTAGGTTTACCTAGAGCTGTAGATGCTTGAAGAAATGGCTCAAGTAAATCAGTATTAAATTCTTTATTAGCATCTTTTGGATTATTGTTTAATAAAATAAAATTATTTCCAAACGCTTGTTTGTACGTTTCAATATTTTTGTTTACATCTCTCCAAGTACGTAATACAATTCCAGGCATTAAACTCCTATCACGTTCTTGATTACGTTCAAGTGAAGTTAAGGGAGAAACATAGATCATTAACATCAATGTTTCATACCCTAAATCTTCTAGTTGTTGTTTCTTCTTTAATACAGGTCCAGATGCAGCACCAGTTCCATCAATAACGATATTATTTTTATCTTCTACTGATTTAGCTAGTTTGTCTTGTGTAACTTTTCTAGCTTGGGCTTGTAATTTAGAAGCTTGAGATAATTGGTCAGGTGTAAAATCCTTTTGTTTTAAACCAATTCCACTTGCTTTTAATAGCTCTTCGTAAGTGTCATCTGAATTGATAACTGTAAATGTATTGGGGATAAGTTTGGAGGATATATAAGACTTTCCACTTCCCGCGGGGCCAGCTAAAAATATAGCTTTAGGAGTGCCTTTTACTTCCTTCAATAATTGAACTAAACTTATCATAATTATACATATTACGCCTCTTTCTTAACGCTCGTTTTAAATTCAGTAAATACAGGTGCTTCGTTTGGATTTTCTAAATCAAATAAACGTTTTACCGTTTTAAAGATTTCGATATTTTCCTCTTGTGTGCGAGATGGTAAAATCATTTCCCATCCTTTACCTTGCATTTTATCTTTAGATGCTTTACGTTTGTTTGATTTCAACCATAAAATACCAGTTTTATCAGGTACCACACCAAAACATTCGGCATAACAATGAGCATAAACTGCTGCTTGTAATTCATATGTTGTTTGAATATGATTTGATGTTTTATGGTCAATAATCCAAAGTTCGTTTCCAATTTTACAAACCAAATCTGTTGTACCTGCTACTCTAAGAGTATCTGAGAATAAATGGATTTCTTGATCGATTAGTTCAGGTTGGTGAGTTTCCCAGAAATCAACAAAACGTAAAAACATCTGCCAAATAGATGGATCATATTGTGGATATCCAGCTTCATTTAAAAAGTTCATTTCTTTACCTTCTAAATATTCTTCAATCATTTCATGTACTTTAGTTCCATCTTCACCAGCTTTTCTAACAATGTAATCAGCTGAGCGACCCATATTTTTTAACCATTCTTCAAAGTGTTTACCTTTTGGGTAACAACTTAAAACGTGTGTAATTGAAGGATAATATTCACCATTACGTCTATAGTACCTAGAGTCTGGAAGAGTAATTTGTTTTGCATCGTCTGAGATTTCAAGAATGCGATTATTAACGTGTTTAATATTACGTTTTTTCATATTATGGATAATTTTTTCTCCATCAGTTTATATTGTGTTAATGGGGAAACGGTTTGTACTAATTTAGTGAAGTTTTCAAATCCCATATCACTAGGATCTTTACCTTCTAGTTCTACCAAGTAGACTTCCTTTCCAATGTCTAAAAGCTGCTCGCAGAAGCCAAGGGCTTGTTTAACAGCATCATTATCTAGGGCAATATATATTTTTTGTACTTTAGATTCTACTAGCTTTTTCATCAAACTAGCTTGGATATTTTTACCAAATAATGGTACAGCATTGCGTTTTATAGCAATAGCATCAAATGGTCCTTCACAAAGTATAATTGGTAAATCCCAATTAATAAACAATTCAAACGGTATAATATCGCGAGACGTTTCTGGGTTACGGTATTTGGTGAATGGGTCTTTCTCGAATGATCTCGCGGTGAAATAATTTAATTTACCGGTGTTATCGTACGAGGGTATAATAATCATTTTAGCATATTGACCTGAATTGCAATAGCCTATATTGTATTTGAGAATATCTTGGTTTGTGATGTTTCTCTTTTTAAGGTAAGCAAGAGCATGTCTTGCAATGATATCCTTGTTGTTTAAGAAAGATTTATATTCTTTTGGAAGTTCAAGTATGGCTTGTTTTACCTCGCCTATATCTTCTCTAGAGACGTTTTTAACTAACTTACTTAGTTCCTGAAAATAACTAGCATCAACTTGTACTTGTTTAAATAAACTTCTTATGGTTTTACCTTTCTTACCACAAGCCCAACAAGCCCATTGATTGATTCCGTCTTTATTTTCAGTAAAGTTTACTTCGAGTTTGGGTTTATGGTGATGGCAGAATGGACAAGTGTATGATTGATTACCTCTTGCTGTACGTTTTCCAGTGCCTAAAACACCGTTAACTAGATTAACTAATAGTTCATTTACCATGAATGTTAAGATACAAATCTAATCTTGGGAAACAAAATCTTTTCGGAAAAACTTACCTAAAATATTATCGTTTATCCATTCGCTAGGTTTTTCTAAAACTCCTAATTGGAATAGATATTTACATTCGTAATACGTAAGTAGTTTTTTATTGGCTACAAAGTGTAAAATTTTACGTTCAAATTCGTCTTGTTTACCTTGTTTTATTAATTCAAGTATAGGTTTAGCTGAACCAAAATAGGTTTTCCAATCAGATTCTTTTGTGATTTGTTTTGTGGTTGATTTTCTGCCTCTAGTTACAGGTTGTTCAGCTAATTCTTTTTTACCTAGTTTTTTCTTAACGTTATGGTATAACGATTTTTTTCCTAAATATGAATTACCTGTTGGAATATGGGTAGTAATATAAATAAAACCAAATGTATTTTCAGGGAAATCTGTTATTTCTTGAATTTCCCTATTTTCATATAACCAATTTTTCATAAATTAAATTTTAAGCAAATGAGCTTGATCTCCATGCTCCCGCCATCCACATGTAAAGTCGATGAACACCTCCTACAGTTGCAGGAATAATTTCTCCATCTGTTCCTGTCCAAGTTGGGGCAACTGATTGAGTTGTAGGTAAAACAATAGATCCTGACACTCTTACTTTAAATGCATCCGAACGAGAAATTGTACTAGGGCCATTCCCAACAATAAATAAAGATGTATTGTCATTTTGAGTATTATTTCTCCCAACAACAAATTGCCAAGAACCAGATGCTATAGTAGAAGATCCATGAACAAATGAATATAAACCTAATGATATTGTAGTATCTCCGGTTGCTATACTGTACTGACCAGAAGCTGAAGTGGCAGTTCCTGCGGATAATGAATTTTGACCTGCAAATGTATTTAGTCCAAATGCAACTCCTCCTTGTCCGTTAGCTGTAGTTTGAACACCTATAGCTAATGAACTTTGCCCTGTTGCTTTACATTGATATCCTGAAGCTAGTGAATAATCACCAGATGCTGTTGATTGGAATCCAGCAGCATGAGATGCTTTTCCTGATGCTAATGATCCTGATCCTTCGGCATGTGATCCTAATCCTGTTGCTCGTGTTGAAATTCCTTCAGCATGTGAATAATCACCTGAGGAGGTGGAGGAAGATCCTTCAGCATGAGATGATAACCCTAATGCTAGATTATTAGTTCCGTTAACCATAGAACCAGTAAGTAAAAATGAACCAGATAAAGAAACATCATACGCTACAGTACCTGTAAAAGCATCAATAGATTGAGTTACATGATATGCTTCAACGGTACTTCCGTTTGTAATGCCTGTTTTATTTAATGTAAGTGCCATTTAAATTTTATTATAAATATATTATAGATCTAAATTAACTAGTATAGATGTATCGGTAACTGCCGATAGTGGGAGTGGTTGAGCAAGTTTTGCTACGGCTAGTAAATTATAACTATTATCGTATAATCCTATTGTTGTAGCATATGGTGTAAAGAAAGAACCAGTTGCAAAATCATATAAAATTCCACTATTTGAACTACCTGAAATTTGGGTTTGGTTGTTGGAGAAATTAAATTCATTTTCTCTGATGGTACATTTATATTGGGTTTCAAATATAGTAAGTGTACTATTGAAAGACATACTATATGGATTATCGGTATTGATAAATAAATCTAAAAGACTTGTAATACCTTCACTTCCATATGTTCCTGAACCATAAGTGGTGTTTCCATAGCCACTTCCTAAAGAGATAATATCAGTGGTTAAAATTATCATCCCATGTTCATAAATTATATCTCCATATTTTACATTACTTGAAATATAATTACCACTTGAATCTATAGATCCCGATGTAAGAGATCCATTACCATTATCTACTAAAATAGGACCATATGGGGAAACTAAAGTTACAGTTCCAGGTTGAAGATACTCTCCAAATAAATTAGAAGGGATTGAAATTACACCTATCTGTTCGTTAGATCCTGTAGGGAAATATCTATTAGCTAGTAAGGTATCATATAAATAGTTATAATAACTAGGAGTATATACGGGACCAGTTATAGTTCCATCAATATTGAATGATGCAGTTCCTGCTGGGGATCCATTACTTCCTGAAATGAAATTAGAGTAGTAAAGTTCTCTAATGGAATGATAAACTAAAATAGTGTCTTGAGTTGCATTTTGCCCTGTTGGATTAGATCCAGATACCCATAAAGATGCGGTAATATTTATACCATAATATCTTTCTATCCCAACATCAGAATTAGTAAAATCGGCCGTTGAAAAGGTAAACGATTTATTTACCTCAAACGGAGATACAATTACATCAGATGTTATAAAAGGCTTGAATATACTCATTCATTCTTAAAAATCAAGTTTTACTCGAACTAGAGCTTCTTTTGTAAAATCTTTTAATAATGGTCTTGACATTTTAGCAACCGCTAACAAGTTATTACTGTCGTTATATAAACCAACTGTAGTAACATATACTTGGGGTGAATTGATAAAATTATCATAAATTACTTCTCCTGTTGAACCGGAGATAAATGATGGGTTTTCTGAATAATTAAATTCACTGTTGCGAGCTCTAACAAATACATAATCCGAAGTAATTGTTTCTTCTGAATTTAAGGCAAATGAAGCTGCTCCACTAATTGCCGAATATAAACGTTGGTTGTTTAAACCATCTGAATTATTTGAGCGGCTTGGGGAAACTTTAATTGATTGTGAGATTGCTGATGGGTTTAAAAGAATAGTTCCTAAATCTGGGAAGACTAAACCATATGAACCAGATCCAGGTACATATCCACTATTTGCAAGAGTACCTGCTGTACCGTTTGATCCTGAAATTAATTGATAAACTCGAGTTGAGCCTAAGAATACACTTACTGGATTATCTAATGAATCATCAGTTAAGTTGATAATACCGCCTGAACCTGAAATTTGTAAATTTAATGATCCTGGGAAGAGTGATTGTTTATAATTTGCTCTTTCAATAGATATCACCCAGAAATTAGATCCTGTTAAAACATTATTACCTGTTCCAAATACAAATGAAGCATTTTCATCTTCTAAAATCAATGAACGGTATTGACCATAAATTGTTTTAGTATATGAATTCTGGGGAACAATTGGATTATATAATGCACTTCCACTTCCTAATTTATCAGCATATGCAATATCAAATTGTACAGTTGATGTAGATAAAGTAGATGAAGTTTGATAAACACTTAAATAATAATCTCCAGATGACCCAGCAGCTTGAACTGATGAAGTATAAAATGTTGTTAGTGCAGGTGCTCCAGTTGACCAAAGTGTAGATGTGATTGAGTCACTACTTACTACGAAATCTTCAGGATCGAATCTTTTAAATGCCATTGTTTATATTTTAAACGTTTGTTTTATTAATTGTAACAGGAATAGTTAAACGAGCCCCACTATCTAAACCTACAACTGTTAATGTAGCCGATAATTGAGTGTTATTTCCAAATAATGTATTTACAGTAGTTGCTCTTAAATTAATTTGAGATCCAATTACTGTTGTAGAAACATTTGTTCCTAATGTTGTAGTTGAAGTTGCGGATGCATTAGCTGTTGTTGCAGCAGTTGTATTAATTCCTACTCCAGTAAATGTACTAAATAAACGAACATCTGAAATTGTAGCTGAGTACCCAGTAGTTTCATATGTTTGGTTGTTTCCTAAGTAATTTAAGGTTTGTGGAGTAATTGTTAATGAAGCACCTTGCTGTAATGTAATTCCAGAATATCCTAAATCAAGAACTGGTAATTTGGCTGTTCCACGAGGTAGAGTAGCTAATTTGTATTTCATGATTTGGGTTTCAATTGGAAATGCTTCCAATAAAGGCATGTTTTGAATTGCTTCACCATAAAATGAAGATCCAGAAGGGTGAGTTGGATTATAAAGTGTATAATCGATTTCATCATCTGCTAAAGCAAATTGAGTGATTCGGAATGAACCATCATTTTTTGCTAAAAGCTCTCTACCTTTGTTTGTTAAAATTGCGTCGACTGTAACGACTTGGTTATTTAAATATCCCATTGTGTTTAATTATTGTCGTATTATATGTAATAAATATTATGTTATCAACCCTTTCTGCGTAAGATCTAAAATAAATTGATCTACAGATTTGTTTAATTCAGGAACTACGTATTCGGGTCTTACAATATATGGACCACTTGAATCAGTAGGTTTAAATCCTTCCATCAATATTTGAGAAGCATCATCAACATATCGTCTAATTTCAAACTGATCAAAATTAACTGAACCTGAAAGAGGTACTGGTTGGTTAATTTCAACTACTAAAAATGGGACATTAGATGCAAAAATACTAAGATTAACTACTTCGGCTTGTTTAACTTGGAATACTCTATCTTCTCTACCTTCAAATCTAAATTCATCTCCATATTTAATAAACCAAGGAGAAGATATTGGATTAAATCCTGAACCGGGGATATCTTCTTGGTATACTGTTGGGTTACCATAGTAACTTATAAGAGTAGAATCTTGGGATACTAATAAATTGTTTCCAAAAGCTCCTGATGTTTGTGATTTAATTAAAGTTGTTGCCAGTCCTGAGGATGATATCCAAAGATTACTTACTGGAATGCTTGAATTTGGTGTTGGGGTTTGATTCACTATAAAATAAGAATCATAATTAACATAGATGTCAGAAGACATATAAAAACTAGAAACTTCAATAGCATATTCATCATTTGCTAATAAATCATCAAACGGTACAAAAGCGGATACGGTTAATGGAGTATTAGTTGATACCATATCTTGAGTTTGAGCAATATTACTAATTACAGTTTTATTACCCCCTCTCCATCTTACAATTTGAGCTAATCCTGTTGATTGTCCTGATGAGATAGAAATATCGGTTAATGAAAGTTCACCTATAAAATTAAAACTTACTCCTTCACTTATCATTCCGGCATCAATTTTATATCTGTATCCACTACCATTTAATACAGCATTAGCTGCAGATCCTGTAGAAAGAATTTGATTAAAAACAATTTCAGTAAATACTTCCGTTACTGGGTTTAAGGTGTAACTGGTGGGTCTAAATTTGGCTTGGTAATCAGATACTACACTTCCCGCTACACCATTATCAGTTAATGTGATAGAGTTTACAAATGATCCGCCAGGCATACTTCCTGATTGGTTATAAAGAATAGGTTCAATGCGAGTACCACCTCTAAGGATTTTTCTTGATTGGTATGGTTGACCCGAAGATACTGTTTTGGAAGTAATAAGTACATTTTCTCCGGATTCAAAGTTACCTTTAATATCAGCTAATGAATTTTCAGATGTATTAGGGATTATAACTGTACCATCAGCTTTAATCAAATATAAAACATGTATTGCAGAGGCATCCATTCTATCAGGTGGCCATCCACCAATCCAATCACAATAAGCTACTGCTGTTTTTAAATCCTCTACTGTTGGGGTTTTTCCATATGTTCCTGTATCTCCAGGAGTCCAAACATTTAAATATTGGGATGTTGATTTGCTACCTTCATAACGTGGTAAAATAACACGTTTGGATGAATAATTAGAATCTTGAACTGCTGCTTTAACAGCACTTCCACTTATAAGAACTCCAAAATTAGTTGGTGTAGTAATTCCTGTTGAATAATCTACATCTTGGAATTTAGCACTTAAACGTTCGTCTTCAATGTTATTAAGAAGTGGATTATAATCACTATTATAATAATTAGGTGTTGTGATATAAGGTTCAATTATAATAGGATCATGCTCAGCAGCTGATGGGGATAAGTTTTGGGTAAAGGAAAAACTACCATTTGTTAATGTTGGAGTTCCTGTACTTTTAGAAGCTCTTAAATATAATTGATCTCCATCTAATCCATAATGTGTAGCAGATATTGTAAGTGGAGTACCTGCAGTAAATGTAGATGAGGCAATAGCAGTAGTAACTCCTTGTCTAACTAATATTAAATCAAATTTACCGGTTCCAGTACCTGAGGTTGTCATGGAA